CCGCTATTTGAGTTATCGCTCTGGTCTATTCTGTAGGTGCTACCTTCGCTTAAACTCATCGTAGCTTGTAACGCTCCTTCAACATAATACCTATTTCCAACTCCGGGGTTAGCAACTGTTACAACAAGTGCATTAATAGCCCCTACTATTACAACTTGGCCTATCTGTCCTGACCCTAAAACTAACGAGGGGTTTATAGGCTGTATATGTGCTCTACTAGCTGCAAGCTCCGCAGCGTCTGATCTAGGATCGCGCACTGCCTGTGGATCATCTACTGGAAACTCTCCCAGCCTGTTTTGTGGCTGGTCTGGGTTCCAACATTCGGGACAAGCTTTTAAGTTTGTCTTGTTCCCTTTTACAATTAGTTGTCTAAGCTCTCTAAGTTTGTACTGAAACCCGCAAATATCGCATATCGCTATTGCGTTCTGAGCCGAGGCAAATCTCTGACTCATGTCTACCTCACGCCATAGCTACGAGGTACTAAACTAATAGAAGCTTTTTCTCTGTCTTCTCCTGCCGCTAGTTCAAACTGCCTTTCATACTCTGCTTGTATCATAGGTATTCTAGGCATCAGTTCTGGGTCTTTTTGCGCTATATAATACGCAAGCCCTGCAACTAGGCAGGGTAGGAATCTAAAGTTGACATCGGCGGTGTTCACACCCGTTCCCGAATCCTCAATACGGCGCATACGGTAATACTTTAAAATATAGTACGGGGCAAGCGCAGTGCCCTGATCTGGGACGGGCCATACAGTGACGGAGGGGTTTGCTTGGCCTCTGTCTATATACAGTTGTATAGGGCGTCCCTGAGAAAGTTTGTTAGGGATACTAGAGTAAGTAGATACACTTATGCGCGTAATGTTGAGATCAGACTGAGTAGTAACATTACCGCTACCAGTACGTACAACGTGCTCAAGCAAATCAATGGTGTCTGCCGGTAGAGCGTACGTCGCCGTTCCTTCCACAAGGTTGACAGTGCCTTCATCTATAGTCCACATGTTAATGCCACGGTTCTGCCACTCAATAGTAAGCAGGTTCATAGACCTACGTGCAGTACGCAGGTCATATCCCGAACGCATCTCACGGCCAGCACGTTCCCACGCTTCTTCAGCGATCTCCGTGAAGTCCATATTGAATGTGGCAGTTCCCGAGGTAGTCATAGATTACTTCTTCTTCTTGCGTCTCATGCCTGCTTTCTTTTTGGCTTTGCCGCCTTTTTTAAAGCCCATTGGACCTTTCTTCTTAGCCATGCCGCCACCGCGCATACCTTTTTTCATAAAACCTTTTTTAGCACCTGCCATCTTTCAGTCTCCTGTAAAAGTTTGTACGAAGTTCGTACATGTCAGCTACATCATACTCTTGAAAATACTTATCGTAATAACCAAGAGGTCTTAACTTCTCTGCGGCTTTCTCTAACTTGGATAACCGCTGCACAAACAATAGTGCGTATTCAGTACCTGCTTGGGGTTCAAACTCCCCCTCGTCGAACAACTCGTTAGCTTCATCCTCTGGGTGAAAACCCATAACCCACATGTCTTTGTCTCTAAACACGTTGTTTGCGATGGCTTCGTTTATGCTATCTACAAACTGATGAAACTCGTCTTGGTCTTCTATGAACTCCGTATCCGCTATGATTACTAAGTCTTTTCTGTCGTCCCAGTTGTGGAGCGCCATGTACAGTTTTTTGTAATCTTCAGCCTCAAACTTAAAAACTATGTCTACTTTACTCTCTTGCCACGCTGCTTTTGCATATGGGCACGGGGGTAAATCGTTAAATTCTGGGTTGCTAACCTCTAAAGTATGCTTTGACCACTCTTTTATTTCTTCAACTATGTCGTTACGTTCAGTCCAAGTAATCATTTCTTTTTCTTAACAACTTTCTTTTTCTTCTTCCGTAAAGACTCTACTCTTCTGGGCTTGCCTGCCGGTTGCCCCAGCCGTTTTTTCTGGGCTATCCGCTTCTTTTTCTCTGCTGCGGTCATCTCTCCAGAGGTCTTAGGGGTCTTACTAGAGACCTTTTTACTGGGCCTACAGTAAGGTGTACCGCGCTTTTCACCCTTTTTCCGGCCACACGCTTTACCAGTACGGACATCTTTCCAATCTTCCTTAAACCAGCGTTTTAACGCTGCACCTTTTTCTGTCTTACGAACGGCCACTGTTTCCCCAGTTCTTAGCACCGACCTTACGGCACTTAGCTATGGCACCAGAAGCATAGGCAGATGGGAAGACTTTATAGCGCGACTTCACTTTGTTGTAGCACGCATCTTTGACCGACCCGCCTTTCTTTAGGGCTACAGGTTTCATTTTACCCATACCTCTACACTTCATCATGCTCGTGTTCTTCCACGTTGTGCTATGCCATCACGGGGGCACTTCTTCATACCTTTGACGTTACCGCCTTCGGCCATGTACCCCATTTTGTTGCGTACAGGTTCAGGCAGTTTGCCCAAGGAACTTTTCTTATCTTCAGGTACTTCTTTCATCAGACCACCTCCTGCAAAACGGCCTTCATCGGCCTTCATGTACTCGCGCCCTACGCTCTGGGGGACGCCTGCTTCGCTGGCAAACTCTGGGTTATTAGCCACCGCTGCCATAAACTTGTGCTGCTTCTTGGACTTGCTAGGCATTAACGATTCTTGAAGTACATAGTGACTTCAAAACCTAAGCGAATCTTTTCGTATGTTGGTTTAGTCCACATAATAACCTCCTACCGTGTTTAACATTTCCACCGTTTTCTGGCTTGCCGCAGCCTAGAATTAGGGTCTTTAGCTGCTTTTGGAAACTGTTTCATCTGCCCAGCAGAACGCGCACAAAAAGACTTACGACGCTTTGCTGCTTTACTGCCCTTCTTTACTTTACCAGTAACGGCTGTCTTTAGCTTAGAGCCGGGGTTGTCTCTACGATATTTAGCCACACCCTTCTTGGTCATACCTGCGCCAGACTTAGTTGGACGCTTATGACCACCTTTAATGGTGTGGCCTTTCATAGTTCCCTTTTTCTTAGCCATAGAGCTTTTGCACAGTAAATATGAAAGAGTAAGTATCACCAGCACTGGGAGATACAGTAGTCGCTACTATGTCTCCCGTTTTGCCAGAACCAGAATTGTTGGGTATCCCGTAGTCAGAGAAGTCATACTGCTCTGTCCAATTAACCGGGAAGTCAAATAGAAGGACGTTAGTCGAGGCATCCCATTCTAATTTGACCCCAACACCCACACCAAGGTAAGTAAGTCCCAGCAAAGTCACGCCAGTACAGGCTCTCCTGCTAATGGGGTCTGCACTCAACGCAGATACATCCACCATCGTAGACGTAACTACATCTGTGTTACCCACAGCAGTGTTGACTTTAATGATCGCTTGACGTGCCCCGTCTTGGATTATTTGAGTCGTTACTGTATCAGCCATTTAAATCTCCTACTTTAGAGGTCAATAACCCAATTTAGGCGAGATTAATGTTTTGTTGATACAGAACAGTCGCTCTAATTTCCCCGGCATCAGTAGCTCCGGTGGTAGTCCAAGTCAGCTTCTTATCCGCAGTGCCAGTATCTGCCCAAGCAAGAGCGCCGCCAGCCTGAGTAGTCGGGTACTTTCGACCTGCACCGGAAGCAACTGTAATGTTAAAGGCATTGATAAACGTAGCATTGCCACCAACAGTATCGCCAATACTCAGCACTGCTGTAGCGTTGCCCATAGCGGTGGGGCAATCTATTACGATATCAACAATTTGAGAGTTGGCTGGAATAACTACAGTAGTCTCATTTGCAGCGGAAGCTCCGCCAGCAAGACTGCCGGTTGTAAAAGTCTGAGCCATAACAACTTGGCCCGTGTTCTTTACGTCTTCACCGAGAGTTGTTCCGGTAGTATTTGAAATAGTGCCCGCTTTGACGGGGCCAGAAAAGGTAGTAGTACCCATTTTAATTCCTCACATGCGAGTTAGTTTGTGGGGCGTATCTGTCTGCATGTCGTCAGCCGAGACTGTCAGATACACCGAATGACCTCGGTATACTCTAGTATATATCACGTAAACTAGTTTTGTACAAACAAAAGAAAGGGGGCCGAAGCCCCCAATCCACCCACAATTACCTTTTGCTTATTAAGCGCCGGGTGAACCGAAAACGCCCAGTGGGTCAGATACGCCGAAGCTATATCGCTCACGAGCCTTATATCGGCTGTTACCTGTGTCAAAGTCTGCATCCATGCTAGTTGCCATGGGTGAGCGGACAAAGTGCTTCAGGCCATTCGGGATGTCAGTCATCAAGAACCAAGCATTGGTATCAGTAAGGTAGTTGTTAACTGTATAACCACCCGGAACTGTACCGTTGTTGTTCATGGCATTGATGTCGTTATCCGCTGTACCCGGACGAAGCTCGGAATCCAACAGGCGAGTAGCAACGAATTGCAACGCAGGTGGGATAACCAGCTTAGAAGGCTTAGCTGCGATAAGCAGACCACGCTCATCAGTCCAACCAGCGATCTGGATAACAGCCGCTTCAAGAGAAGCTTCGTTAAGGTCAGCCGCAACAGCAGGACGGTTTGAGTTAGTACCACCAGATACTAGAGGGTGAGCAGTAGAACAGAGAGTCTGTCCATCACCATATGTAGTACCGGCAGCAAAAGCGTTGTTAAGAATAGCAGCGCCTTTGGTTTGCTTGGTGTACGCCATAGCGCGGGCAAGTGCCTTTGTATAGCGAGAAGAGAGAGAATCGTAGAGATTATCTTCGATTGCTTCCTCAGTCAGCGAAAAGCCCATAGCGACTGTCTCGTGTGTGTAACGAGCAGTCCAAGCTTCTTGCGCGTTGTCATAAGAGATTGCAGAACCCTCACCTTTAACAGGTGCAGCACTGAAACCAGACAACTTAGTTTCTTCCTCGAAAGACCGTTCCGAAGATTCAGTCTCGAAGATTTCAGCAGCCTCATCGCCATACTTAGCGTATTCGAGGCCAAATAGGGCGTTTAGACCCGGTAGTAGCTCCTTAAGGAGTTGCGCTCTTGAAATAGCCATTAGTCAGCCTCCTTATACGCCGGTTGTGTTGTTGTACTGATGCAGGTTGATCTTAACGACCAGCTCCACAAAAGTATCAGCAGCGGTTTTAGTTTCGTCTATTGTGTCAATAACGCGCACAACTAGACCTGCGGTTGTAGCTTCGGAACCTGCCAGCACTGACGCACCAGAGTTTCCAGTAGCCGTGTCACCCGTACCTGCTAAAACAGACATGTTCGAGCCTACAGCAGCGCGAGCCGCCGAAGACATAGAACTGTTAGCAGCAGTTACAGCGACTTTAAACGCCGCCAATGGGTCGTCAACTACGATAGCATAAGCTTCAGTAACGCTAGTGCCGGGGTAATACTGAGCCGGTGTAAACTGGCTTTCAGAATTGACGTACTGGACACCTACAAAGACGCCCGAAGGGGAGCCAGTAGTAGTGCCAGTAAACTTCTCTATTGTGCCTGCCGCTACGATTTTAACCAGATCACCGTAGAAAATAGCCGTGTTGTAGGTGCTCGCAATAGGAATAAGGCGAGTCTGTCCTGCATAAGGCGTACCGTCTACACGGTTAATTGGGTGAAAACCGTAGGGTGCACTGACTGTTGGATAAGCCATGATAAAACACTCCTAAAATAAAGTTAGTTTCCTCTGCCGAAAGTAACCTTCGATTTCCTATCATTAAATATAGGCATACGAGGATCATTCTCGCGCATGAGGTTATTGTCCACGGAGTTCATCTGAGATTCCGTTAATTGGTCATAATACTCAGTTCGCTCTTGGACAAGCTCGTCGGGAGCTTTACATAACATTAGACCACCTACGATGACGTTATCTTTGAACCGTGCGTCAGCAACAGCATCGCTAAAGATTTCGGGGTGATCCTCTGCACGTACAGGCTCCCAGCCTTCACGTAATTTAGAAGAAACATTAGTCGAATCAGGTTGACCCATAGTGCTTACACGAACCCAGTGAAACGTATACCCATCTTGAGGAGTAGGATCAGGCAACACTGTTGGCCTTTTCCACGCCTGCTTACGGATAGTTTTTTCTCTAGTTTCGAATTCCCTATTTTGTCTCTGTTTAGACATTTTGTTTCCTCGCTAGTTCAGCAGCCTGTTTGGCGTAAGTTTCCAACGGAACCCCAAGTTTTTTCGCAATAGCTATCTGTGACGGCGTAAGCCTAATTTTCTTAGGCGCTGTGCTCCGCGTTGCGGGAGCCACCACATTACTAGGTTTTTGCTTGGGTGTTACCTCTGGTTCGTCTTCGATTCCATCGTCGAATTGATCGGGGAATACTTGTCGCATACGAGAATCTATCTTCTCGTAGTATTCATCAGATCGAGGGTCTACACCCTCATTAACTAATTTCGTATGCACCCCAAAAGCAAACGAAGTCATTTCGGGGTTACCTTCCGGCCCATCACCAAACCAAGTATTTTCATCTGCCCAAGCAGATGCTTTTTTATCTTGCTGTGGTTGCGGTTCGGGCGCAAGTTGTTGTGATTGAACAGTATTTTGTTCGGGTTGTAAAGCTGTATCTACGTTAGTATCAGTAACAGCTTTGGGTTTTAAATTATTTACTTTATCGACACGAATTTGCGCTATGTTTAAAGCTTGCTGTGCTTCAACAATCGCATCAGTTTCTCCCGCCTCATAAGCCTTTCTATAAGCTTGTGTTGCTACAGCTAATTCAGACGCAACTTGTTTCTTAGCAGACTCTATTAACGCATTATGGCTTTGGTCTGTTTTGCTTTTAAGTTGTTGATTTTCATCAACTAATTTTCTAGCATACTGCTCAAGGGCTTCACGCTCGCGCTCTGCGGCTTCTTTAGCTCTACGCTCGTCGTGGTAGCCCTTACTAAAGTGCTTGATCCGGTTCTTAACTTTTTCCGAATAGTTCTCAAGCTCTTCATTAGTGACTTCTTCAGGAGGTTCTGAGGGTTTACGCCCACGATCTTCCGGGGGTACGTCGTCCACCACCTCAATCTCTACTTCTCCTGCCTGTATTACTTTTTCTTTGGCGGCAGGTTTTTCAATAGTTTCGCGCCCTTCGACTCCTTCAACCTCTATTTCTGCGGCTTCAGGCTCTTCTTGGGGTACTTCCACTTCTTGTAAGTTCTCCTCCTTGTCAGGATCAGGGAACTCAAACTCAACTTGTTGTATTGGCATGGTCTAGTCCTTATGCGCGAGTCAGTCTACTCGGGTCGTCAATAACAGCCTCGATAGAGTCATCGTTCATCAAACGGTACTCTTCGTTGCCTACCTTAAAGCGCGTGCCTGTATTAGCACGGAACATTACAAAGTCTCCCTCTTTACACCACGGGCCAGAGGGAAACCGTTCTTTGTCGTTATAGGCTTGGTCACCCATATCGACCACCACCCCCACCATAGTCAGGATAGTCTCTTCCCTAATGGTTGAGCTGGCCTTAGCGATACCACCTTCAAACGTGTCTTCTATCGTAGGGAGGGCAATAAGCACGCGGTATCCCACAGGTTTAGGGACGTGTGCGTCCAACACCACTTCTGCCTGCTCTTTCTCTTCTATCTGTTTGCGCCGCTTTTCTTCCAGCGGGGTAAGCTTTGCTACTTCAGTCATCTTCGTCTTCCAAATGATTGCGCGAAAGGTCTTGTACTTCTCTGCGTGCGGCGGCTAGACCTCGGATTGCCCCACACGATTCCCTATAGGAGGGGAAATCTTTTGCGCCCCCGCTAGTAAGAAATTCTTCTTGGCTTTGCTGTAACTCAGCAAGTTTGTCATCAAGTACGTCAAAGACGGTTTTTGCCATTAAATTTATCTCCCTAAATTGTCTAAGGTAGCAAGCGCGTTTGCTATGTTTAGCGCTGCTTGAGAGGACTTCATAGCTTCGTTAGGCTCCTCTACTGCGGCATCATGGCAAAGGCAGTACATAGCTCTTAATGCTGCAATATGTACATCTCTAATCGAGTATTCTTGCCCATTGTTTACATTTTTAGGGTCACGCGTTGTATTTCTCATAGGGTTCTAACTCCTGTGATTGTGGTTGTTTTTACCTCCTAGGAGGCGTTTGTCGTGCTTTGGCGAGGTCTAGTATGGCTTTGGCCTCGTCCAAGTCTTGTCTTGCATTAGCTTGATCTGTCTGAGAAGCAACACGTGCAGCCTCAATAGTGGCGGTGTTGTCTGCTTTCTGCTTATCAAGCTGGAGTTTTGCAGCGTCAAGTGCTGCATCTGCCTGATCTTTCTGTGCTTTGCGCTGTTGTTCAGCAGCTTTAAGCTGCAATTCTTGCTGTTGCATCTGGATAATCGGGTCTTGAGCCTTCTGCTGTGCAGCTTGTTGTGCGGCAGCTTGTTGCTTCTGTTGTGTAAGCTGTTGCCCGGCCTGCGCTAGTAAGCTTGCCAACTCCACCTCAGTCTCTTCTGGAAGTTCTGCATCTGGTGCAGGTAATGGGACTCCAACTTTTGCTTCCATCTGCTGTCTATAACTAAATGCTACGTGTTCGGCAATGTGCGCTTGCAGTGCTGCTACCTGCTGTTGCGCTGCTGGGTTCTGCCCGATAAACGCCGCAATCTGCGGGTCTTGTAAGAACGCTTGGTGTGTAGCAATGTGCGCGTCGTGGTCTTGGTAAATGAACGCTTTGACAGGCTTTCCTACCAACACAGCCATGTTTTCACTAACTGGGTCAGACGGTTTAATATCATCTTTAGTAGGTACAAGCTTATCTGCGTTCTTAATACCCAGAACTTCGATCATTTGCCGGTGTAGCTGGGGCAGGTCGTATATCTGTGGGGTAGCCTGTGCCATCTGCAACACAGTCTGATACTGCACAACCCGTTGTGCCATCGTACTGTTGTTGGGATCACTGACAGGAATTACTTCCACCATGTCGTAGTCCATGCGGCGGGCACGGGGTTCTCCACGGTCAGGCATGTACATGTATTCGTCAGGCGCATACTCAGCGATGATGCCTCGCAGAAGTTTGAACTCCTGTTTCATCGAGTAGTGGACACGGGCTTGGACCGCAGCCATCGGCTTGAGAGTGCGCTCCAACAGAGCAAGGGTTGTTCCGACAGGCGCGTTGGCGCTCATGTCAGAAATGTTCATATCACTGATCGCCCCTAAACGTCGGCCTTCTTCAGTGATCTGCTTCAATAATGCAAGAAGTGTCTGACTAGGCTCCTTGTAAGGGAGCGTCATTAAATTGTCTTTTATACTGCCAGAAGGCACGTCTACATCGCGGAACTCGCCGGGACCAATGGGTGTGTCATCGCCCTTAACCCGCAGCCCACGGGACTTCAAGCCACCGGGTAGGTTCGACAAAGTACCTGCGTCAACTAGTTGACGTATAAGAGAAGTGCCAGCCCTAGCATAACCACCAATAATGTGAATTAAACCAAGCCCGTAGAAGCCAAAACCCGGTACATAAGAGTAGTGGACAAAATGTTGACGCTTGAGCATCAACGGATCATCAGGGTTCCAGTTACGGCGGATAGCTAAAACAGTGCTGGTGCCCTGCTCTATCGTAACAATGTAGGGTTTTGCTACCTGAAGCGGGCCTTCTTCTTGGTCAACATCGTCTAATATGAGGTCTGCATGGACTTCTAAGAGCGTGTAACGGTCATCGTCGTTGAGGGTGTACCCCCCTTCCTGTGCTTTTTTCTCCTCTATATCGGTGTGATAGGAGGTAGGATCGCCTAGTTCAACTTCTCTATAGAAGCCAGCAACCTGCAATTTAACGAGATCGTTCTTGGTTTTACGCATTACGTGAGTAACACGCTCTGCTGTCTCTATGTTTGACGCGCCGTAAGGGACAATCATGTCCTCGGCAGGGATATACATAGCAACCTGTCTGCCAAGGTTGGGATCAAAGTAGACTTTCTTAAACGCAGACCCTGCAAGACCAAGGGAGTAGAGTAACCTTTCGTGTTCAGGACGGTATTCGACCATGACATCGGTAAGTTCGTAGTTCATGTCCGTCTTGACTCGGAGGGCGGCGTCTTCCTTCTCCTCGGTTATTTCTCCAAGTACCTTGGTCTTGACAGGGCCAGCGGCGGGGAAAGTTTCGCTCATCGCTTCAGCTTGGAAGCGGATAGCGGCTTCGGCTAGGACATTGGAATAGACACCACAAGCATCTTCCCAAGGCTCGACACGCTCTTCATATTTGAAACCGAGCACATCTAGCCCTTTAACAAAGGTATCTGCCCACTCTTTACGGCTAGATGTGTCGGTCTCGACATAATCTATAAGCTCTGAGGCGATCTCTGTCAACTGTCCGTCTTCTAAATACTCTGCAAGGTTAGCGTCAAACGGCGCACCAGCCGTTTCTTCCATACCTGTTTCAGGTACTAGAGTAATCTCAACGCTACCATCGTCCATTGTCACCATGTCAGGGTTAACAATCTCGATTTCCATTTGTGCTTCTTCTTCAACCGCCAGACCTTCTGGGGTTTGATATAAACCTTTCTCAATAGCCATTAGTAGTACCCGCCTCTACGTTGCTTGAAGTATTGCACCTCGTCTTCTTCATCTGAGGGCAACCTTACGAATCCGCCTTTTCTATACCGCATCAACGCCAATGACACGGAGTCCACGTAGTCGTCATGCTCCCCTGCCGGGAATGCTGCGACCTCATCAATAACCTCTTCCGCCCAGCTCTTATCCGGTGCCCACACCATACCCGAGGCAAACAAATCAGAAACTGCGTTCAGTCTCGTAATCTTGTCGTTACCCTTGGTAGGAGTGAACTCCTGCACTGGTATACCCATCGCCCGCATCTCGTATATCAGCGGTGCCCCGGAAGCTTTCTTCTCTACAATGAGCGAGTCCGGCTCCCATTCCTCGTATTGCTCTACTGCTACGCGTTTCAGCGTAGGAAACTCCATCCTGTCCCTGAACGCATTGAGCAGAATAATATTTGCTTGCTCAACTCCGTTCTCATCGGGCGCGTAGAACACACCCCACGTCGTACAGGCCGAATAGTCAGCCCGATTTGTCTTCTCAAACGCCGTATCCCACGCCATTAGTAAGAAATCACACGGTGGCGGCTGTTCTTCTTCCCAAGTTCTCCACCATTCGCGCTTCACGATGGCAGATGTCTCGGATGTTGGCTCTTGTTGGTACTGAGCCATCCATTTTGCGTTAGGAAGTTCCTCTTTTAGGGCCGCAAGCTCCTTTTTTGACCAAAACTCAGGCCACAGAGGGTTCCCGCTCGGCATTAATGCCGGAAATTCAATCACTTCCCACTCATCACCACCCCTTTGGGCACTGGCTTTGAGTACACGGGCCGTCAAATCACGCAATGACCACCGTGTCATCACCACAACGATGGCTCCGCCCGGTTGGAGATGCTGCCTTGGCCCGGATGTGTACCACTCGTAGGTCTTGTCGTATATATCCGGGTTAGTTTCGGCTAATGCTGCCTCTTGTTCCGAGTGCGGGTCGTCAATAATGAGCAAATCCGCACCTTTACCAGTAACCGCACCGCCGACACCTATCGCAAAGTAGTCTCCACCCTTGCTTGTGTTCCATCTACCTGCCGCTTTACTGTCCGAGGACAGGTGTAAATCAGGGAATATCTCGTGATACGCATCCTGATCGACTAAGTTTCTTACCTTTCTACCGAAGCCAACCGCAAGTTCTGCGGTGTGCGACGTTTGAATGACCTTCTTGTGGGGAAATTGACCCAAAAACCAAGCAGGCAGAAGATAACTAGCAAACTCAGACTTAGTGTGACGAGGAGGCATATTGACAATAAGACGCTTACACTCGCCCCGAGCCACTCGTTCAAATGCTTCAGCCATCCTCGCATGGTGCTTCCCGCTAATAAACGTAGGCCACATCTGCCTAGTAAAATCTAAAAACCTAGTCTGCGCCTTCTTCTGCTTTTTGAGCTTCGCTAACTGCTCAAGTTCTGCCAGTACCCTTTCCTGCTCCGGTTGCGACAACAAGGGCAGTACCTTCGGTATATCCTGAAGAGATATGTCGTCAAATGGAGATGTCACGTTCGTCATCTAATTCTTCGTCATCATCTTCAGCATCCAGATCGACTACACCTAACATATCGTCCAGTTCTTCTTCGGAGGCTCCCCCTGCTGGCGTTATGTCTACTACAGTAGCGTTAAGTAGGTTCTTCACCCTATCCTTGATCGCCTTCTCCAGTTCTTCTGGACTCTTGTAGTTTATAGTTATCTCACTGCGTTCGGTGAATATACCTATGTCGCTGTGCTTCCCGAGCAGTTCAAGTGCTTTCAGCTCGTACCTTGGGTCGCCGCAGTCGGCAATCTCCATAAGCTTGTGCGTAATGGCAGACCGAGCCTGTGCTGCATCCATAGCAAGCTGGGCACCATATGTACGTAGAAATGCAGCCGCAGCAAACGCCGTGGTCTGATTTGTAAGGTTGGCGGGCTTTTGCGCTGTGGCAACTGCCTCTAACAATTCTTTTTCTCGGGCAGCATCTCCCTCGGAAACTTCCAAAGGTGCGCCCATTTCTACCTGCAATTCTGCTGTATTGCCCGCCACTGCTATCTCATCGATTAGGGTCGCGGGTTTCTCCTCTGACAAGTCATAGGGGATCGGGTGGTCCTTGGTAGGTTCCACTTGTACAACAGCCATTCGCAGGTATCCGAAATACCGGGTTTTGCGAAGTCTAACATATAGTTACGTAATAACAACAGGAGGTATGGGACTCCAAAGGGGGGTGTTTCCTATATTGAGGGGGGTGGGGTGCGAGGTGCGCGTATACAGGAAAAAGGGGGTGGGGTACGTCTTGCGACCACCCTATATTTAATGTGTTGTAAGTTATTGATTTTATTAGAGTTGTTGTTTTAGGTTTGTCAAAGTGTGGGGTCTGTTGTGCATATTATTATGTATATACAAGCTATGGTACCAAATGCTGTGCGCGGGGGGTGGGGGAGGGGTGGGGTCACTGGACCCAGCTTGACTATGTAATACAATTTGCTATTATATACACAAGGTTGAGGGAGACGCCCGACACCATAAACCAACATTGAATATTCAATGTTCAACAGGAGCTAGAACCATGCCAAAAACAGTAAATACAAAAGCCAAGCCCATCGCGTTATCAGTCGCACGCGGATCATTCATCGAAGGTGAAGCTGGGGGCGCGAAGTCCGCCGCTGAATATGCCGCCGCAATGGATCACGCGTTCGCTTTCAATTGGACAATGCGAGCCGATGGTAAGTTTGACCAGAAAGCGAATAGCCAGCTTTCCCCAGATGAAGCAAAAGCTATACGCGCCGAACGCGATGAATGCAAAGCCGCGTATATCGCAGCAGTACCGGGCGCCGATGACATAGCATTCAATAACCGCTGGAATTACTTGAAGCGCCTTTCAACGCATCGCGTAGAAGATGAAAAGGCAAAAGAAAAAGCCAAGAAATCCGAACGCGAATTGTATCTAAACTACCTGCGCCTCGCGTATAACAAAGCTAGCGAGCCAGAATCTCAGGCAACGCAGGCGGAGATTGATCTGCTGAAGGATGCTTGCAAGCTTGCTGGCCTCGACATGAACGAAATCTAAACATTGAATATTCAATGTTGAATCTAAGCCCACTTCGGTGGGCTTTTTTTCGCTTAGAGAAAAGCTTTTGTTATGACAGTAGTGATAGTACCTATGATAGTAGGTACAGATGATAGTTGCTCTAGCTGCTGTACTAGACGTAACATTGTATTGTTACGTTTTAATCCTAATGTTATGTTTAATGTTACGCGCTAAGCTGTTGATCTAGCTACAGAAAGAGCCTTTTGTGTAATGTTATGCAAGAAAAAGGACATACGTATATTTCTTCTCTTCTTTTCCCTCTTTATTGCAGTGAATCGGCTGATTAAAATAAACGCTAAAAGTGTATATATTTCTCTAAATCTCATAACAATATAACAATACATACAACTACACCTCTACACCCCGCTGTTTCTGGGCACTTCAGAAAAAAACCTATTGTTACGTCCCACATAACATTAGACCCTGTTTTTATAACAATGTAACAAAGGAATGTACCATACTTGACAGTGTTATTAAATTGTGATACAATATACTTACACAATGGGAATTCGCCTGTTGTGTGTAACATTACAACCGACTCAAACCAACATTGAATATTCAATGTTCAACCAAAACGTAACATTACGAAGGAGAACGATATGGCTAATTGCATCAAGTGTGGCAAACAATACTCACCTGCCCGTGCCAAGCTAGGCATAACAACGTGCTTGGTATGCGGTGACCATGAGGCAGGGCAGGCACGCATGGGATGGTGTGTCGCACAAGAGTACAACAAAGGTAATTACCAGCTAATTACCGACCCTGCCACGTTGCGTGGCACTAACCCAAAGAGAACCACATAAGGTCGGAATCCGACCTTGAGAGGAGGAACCAAACGATGCCTAAGTTCATTGTCACAGTAAGCGAGCAATCTACCATTTGTTATTTCGTTGAAGCCCAAGACGAGGCAGAAGCAGAAGAAATTTATTGGGATGGATTCCCTTACAAACAGACGGGTGTCGCCGACACCGAAATCATAGACGTGGAGAGGGAGGAACAACAATGAAGAAAAGTAATAACCACAAGACACCAAACATACACGACCCGCATGAGCAGTACGCGTGGGCAGACGAGAGGCCGTGGTGGGTGCGTCCGCTACAGGTACTGGGCTTTGTGACTACTGCCGCAGGTGTAGCGTTATTCTTTTGGTCAGTAGTTACAATCATGCTGATTCTGGAGGGGTAACAATGAAAAAGCCAAGTAAGGAACCCTACGAGAAGCCCACGCTTGAGGCGTGGCAGGACTGGGGCGAACAAGCTAAACGGGACTGGGAGCTAACCGCCCACGTCCCTGCGGTAGAGAAAGTAACGCTAGCCGACCTGCTAGCAGACTACGATCCGGCTGTACTAAGACGCTGGGTATGTGAGCAGGGGCAACAGGAACAGCAGCAGGAGCTGCCAGACAAACCACAAACCAACGAGAAATAAACATTGAATATTCAATGTTGAGGAGAACGTCAAGTGTATGGACCTAGAAGCTCTTATGAGATACCGGCGCTGAACACGTATGAAAAAGCACTGGCTCACTACGAATCAATCAAGCCTATCAGGGGCAAGGATTGGCTACGCCCGATCATCAACACCCCCAACGGCAGACGCCGAAAGCACATGCAGATAATAAAGCAGCGCGATGGCAGCGTAGCGTGCAGGCTGTACGACACCAACGTGCTGACTTATTACCCCGACGGGGAGATTCACTTCACCAACGGCGGCTACGCCACAAACTCAACGCACCAGTTTGCCACAGCAATACTCGGATGGGCTTTAGTGCACATCCACGGGCACCGTGACCAGACGTGTATCAAATGCGGTAAAAAGTCTGTGCTAGTCGAGGATCACAACCCGATCAAACTCAGGTGGAATGCAGACGTATACCGCTATGACTTTATCGACCCGCCCAAAATGTACGCGTACTACCTGAAGCGTGCTCCGATGGGGATGCGCCGCAAGGAGATCGAACCATTCACCAAGTACGTGCTAGCACTAGCAAAGCTGGTGGACCCGCAACAGTACGACCAAGGCCGGTACCAACTAACAGCGGGGGAACTCTATCAAATGGTGCGTAGCAATGATGAGTGGCATGACGCTGCTGACTTCCTGCTACGCCGGTGCTGCACTATGCGAGGGGATTGGACAAACAGGTTTTTATCCATACTACCAGAGGACGTAAAGAACATGCTCGACGATATGCTCAAGTATATATACGCCGAAGATTTGTTCGAGCAGCGGGAAGTGGACAAGCCGAACACTAATGATAACGAAACATATATGACCGGAGCGGGGACGTACCTATGAAAACTCTTGTGCGAGCAAAGACTAAGTGTCCTGTGGATACTGGAGAAGTAGTAAGGGATAACAGGGGACGGCGTTACTACGTGTCGCACGTCCATAACAATAAAGTAGCAGTGGTTTCAATGGATGGGAGGAATCTGCACATGACCGCAGCACCACAGGTGTTCGGCTGCTACTTGACAGTCTGAGTTATATTGTGATACAATATACTCGTAGTTTGATTTCTGTAATACCAACTAACCAACATTGAATATTCAATGTTCAACTAAAGAGAACGTAACAATGAATGAGATTCAAACAGTAACACTTCAGCAAGCTGTACAGCTTATCGTCAACAACCCCCAGACGCGTTTCATCCTGCGGGGTGAGCCGGGTGTCGGTAAGACTAGCATCGCCCAAGAGATTGCACGTATCGCTGGCTTGCCACTGTGCATGGTGGACGTGCCCAACCTTGATCTAGGTGATGTGTGTATGCCTGTGATCGACCACGAAAGCAAGGTGACGAGGTATTACCCCAATGCCCGATTCGGCATTCACGGGGGACAGCCCGTTGTCTGGTGTCTCGACGAGTTTACTAAAGGCATGGAGCCAGTGAAGAACATGCTTCACCCTGCGCTAGAAGTATCTAACCCTAGACTTGGTGACCTACCGATACCCGAGGGCAGCATCATCTATCTGACCGGTAACCTCGACACCGATGGCGTGGGCGATGGGCTGGCCCAACATACCAGACAGCGCATCATCGAGCTGATTGTGCGTAAACCAGACCATGAAGTATGGACACCTTGGGCTGTGAATAATGGCATCGAGTCGCTACTTATTGCATGGGTAAACCGGTATCCCTACTGCCTAGCATCCTACCTCGATGGCGTGAAGAACGAGTTTATCTTCCACCCGTCTAGCCCACAGGACAATGTGGTGTCCCCACGTGTACTAGAAATTGCCAGTGGGATCATCAAAAACCGAGCAAACTACAATGAAGATGCGCTTATGGCTGCGCTAACAGGTGCAGGCGGTGCGGCATTTGCGGCCAGCGTTGTATCTTTCATCCGGTTCCAAGAATCATTACCCCCAATCAAAGCTGTGATCGAGCAACCTGATGTGGCTATTGTGCCCCATGACCCCGGTGCCCGCGCAGTAATGACGTTCGGACTACTAGAGCATGTAGAGAAGGACACCCTGACCAACATACTCAAGTACCTGCGCCGCATGGAAGAAGAGTGGCAGGTGGTGTTCTGTGTGGCACTGGCCCGACACGAGCGTAAGAAAGCAATCGCCTTCGCGAACCGAGAGTTTGCACTGTGGGCTGCCGATAACGAGGACTTACTGTGAACATTGAATATTCAATGTTGGGAGAAAGAGATGAAAGTAGAACGTAAATTCAAAGCAATCAAGATCGGGCTTATGCGGTCTGAGCAGTTTGGGCTGCTGCGTGGTGTTGCCATGCACGGTAAAACTATTCTGACTACTGACGTACCCACAGCGGCTACAGATGGCCGGGACTGTTGGTTCAATCCAGACTTCCTGTTCAATCAGATCAGCAACGGTGATAAGGGCATTGCCTATGTCATGGTGCACGAGTGGTTGCACAAGGCAGGTATGCACATGGTGACGTACCAAAATCTCAAGGAACGTAACCCAATGCTAACCAACATGGCGGCAGACTATTGGAACAATGACAAGATCGAACTTGCCGACCCTAATCATCTGTTGACCGAGATGCCCCAAGATGCGGACGGGAAGCCCATTGGCTTACATGACATCAAGTACCGAGACTGGACCATCAAACGCATCTTCAACGACCTGCTAGAGAATAACGAAGGGGGTGGAGGTGGTGGGTTCGATGAACACGACTGGGATGGCGCCAAGGAACTAACCAAGGAACAGGCCAAGGAACTCAAGAAGGATGTGACCGAGGCTATCCGTCAAGGTATCCATGCAGGTAAACGAGCAGGTGCAGGTGGACTACGTGATGCACTGGGGCTTGAAGAACTTATCACGCCCAAGGTGGACTGGCGCGATGCACTGCGAATGTTTATGAATTCAACGTGCCGGAAGAAGGAACGCTCGACATGGCGTAGACCGAATCGCAGGTATCTGCATCAAGACATTGTTATGCCTACGCTAGAAGGTAATAGCGTCAACGAGGTGGTGTTTGCGCGGGACACGTCCGGCTCGATGTACGGTGACCGACTAACCAAAGTCACCAGTGAGATGGTGGGGCTGGCGCAGAACCTTAACATTAACAAGATACACATGATCGACTGGGATGGTGCGGTTGAGAACCACGAGACGTATACCAGTGATTCTTTCAAGAACGCACCAGAGCTACGCACTGCACACGGTGGTGGAGGTACCGACCCTACGTGCGTCTCTGACTACTTGAGTAAGAACAGCATCAAGCCAGACTGTGTGGTGGTACTGACTGATGGTGAAATCGGTTCGTGGGGTAACTGGACTAGTCCGGTGCTCTGGGCAATCGCAAACAACAGAAACATAACCGCCCCTGTGGGTAAAACAATCAACATTGAATAATCAATGTTCAAAGGAGAAAGAGAATGAGTATAGCAAACAGTGCAGTATTGGTACGTCTAAACATTAGCGTGTGGGGCGCAAGTAAGCGCAACAAAGACTTAGAGAGTGAGGTCGCTGCTGGTAAGAACGCAGACCCAAGGGCGATGCGTATGTACGACAACCTGATGGTCGGTTCAACTGGGCACAAGGACATACAGAAACATGCAGCCCAAGCGCGTCTCTGGCACAACACCATGACGTTGCCTTGGGATGAGCGCGGGTACAGGCTTTGCCCTACTAGCCTATTCTTAGACTACAAGTCTCAGCACAATCTGAAGCAGACCATGTTCGCTGACATGATTAGTAAGTTTGAGCAGAAGTACGAGAGTTACCGTGAGACTGCCAAGCACTACCGGGGTGACATATTCAGTGAAGCTGACTACCCACCAGTGCATGAGGTGATGGAAAAGTTTGCATGGAACTTTGTTGTTGCCCCTGTACCAGAGTCAGGTCACCTATGTATCGACCTACCCGCGCAGGAGATGGAAGAACTCAAGGCGACGTGCGATCAGGAAGTTGAACGTAAGGTAATGGAAGCCGCCAAGGAAAATGACAAGCGGCTACTCAAGGAGCTGCAAGCGATAAGTGCGAAGTGCACGGATACTGGGGACGAGGAAGAGGATGATAAGAAAAGGTGGCATGAGACTTTTGTATCTAATCCCTTGGGCTTGTGCCGTATGCTTAAGCACATGAACCTGACCAACGACCCCAAGATAGAAGAGGCGCGTCAACGCCTTGAGGATATTATGGCAGGTAAAACAAAAGAGATGTTCAAGGATTCCCCAACTGTCCGTGAGGAAGTAAAGGAAGAAGTGGACTCAATTATTAATTCATACGATTGGTAGGGGAAAGAGAATGCTTACAGAAGTATACAGTAGAGATAGCTATGCAGTGGCAAACGCCAAAGACGACATCAAGAATGGCGATGCGTCTAACTTTTCAAACATGCCGAGAAATATTTACCACAACCGAAACGATACTGGACCCTTGAAGCAGAAGCATCATCGGGATATTGCCCCTGCTTTGCTATCGCATCTCGGGCATCGTTATCCAGACTACTCGTTCTACGTTAAAACTCACACTAGATACAACGAGAAAAACGAGGAGTACATGACCATGCGCAACATATACGTGCTTGATGGTGACGAGCCTGTTGGTTGTATCAGTGGAGGAGAGGCGTACTCTAACAACGCGAATGGGTTGGAATTTACAAACAACCGCATCAACCGAGTATTGAAACGCGGGAGTGCGAAGAAGACAGCGAAGCTCAGTACAGCAAAGTCTTTATTCGCTCAATACTTTTATGGCATGACCATACGTGAGCATATGGAAGCAATGGCATCCAACGTAAGTTACGAAGTAAACAACAGCTCGTATCAGCTGCGCAAAGAACATGATGCTGCACGCAGCAAGCTTACTGACTACATCAAGACAGAGGTTGCACGCGCTAATGAAACGGTACTCAAGTTTCTTAAAGACATGGGTAAGGCTGATCTTATTGATGCTTTTCACCACACACAAAACGAGTTACAGGTAGTAAAAAATATCGAAGACGTAGTCCATAAAAGAAACGGCTACTACGTTTTGCTAAAAGAAGATGAATACTTCAAGTGGCACCAAGGCGAGACAACACCAAAGCGGTTCAAGCGTGACGAGATGCCTAGCGACATGCGGATGGCATTGGGTCTGTTGAAGATTGCTGACAAGGGTACATTTGTAGACGGGGCTGGTTTCAAACTGGCAGATGATAAATTCTTTATTCGTAACGAGGTGCAACTTGATTTCGACTGCTGAGAGACGACGACGAGGTAAGCAGAAAGAGCCTACTCTGACACTAGTAAGTTTGCGTCTACCACAATACGTGGTAGACCATTTCAAAGCTGACCCTAACTATACTCAAGAAATACGAAGGGTCTTAACTGAACACGTAGATAACAAGGTCGGATTCCGACCTTTGGAGAACGATGATGGAACGAAGTGAAAAAGAACTAAGACCGTATGCAGAGACTTTTCTGGAGCATCTTGAGTACTGGTGTGACGTAGATTTAGAAAGTGTTAATCAATACTCAACACTTTTCTTTGAAACCGAAGAAGACCTGAAAAAGTACACCGCAAGGTTGAGAAGATTATTAAACTGGGAGCGGATAGAAGTAATGGAAGGCCGTCTCAGTGCTTTGAAATTTGGCGAAGAGGTTTTTCTCGACGGCCTAGTGGATACTGAGAATGGCGAGTATCTAGCCGCTGTAATGCGTAAGACTCGCACTCGATTGGAAGCTGAATTAAAGGAGGCGAAGGGTGATGACAGGTGAATCCTTCTACCTAGACATCGACGGGGTGACGTGGCAGTACATGCTTGTCACCGACCCAGAAGCTGCGCTGTACTGGAACCCGTCGAGTTACAAACTAAGGCTTAGTGATATTAAGATAGCTACAAAGTGTTCGCCCGAAGATCGCAAGAGACTACGGCGAGAAATTATGAAAGACATACAGGAGAATGAATAAACTAACATTGAATATTCAATGTTGCTAACGCCCCGCCTAGTGCGGGGTTTTTTGTGCCTTTACAAAGTCAAGTCTTTACGCTATTCTTTCTGAATGGCGCTTACTCCCGAAAAGAAAGTTAAGAACAAAGTCGTGAAACTACTCAAGGATCACGGCGCTTACTACTTCTTTCCCGCCAGCTACGGAATGGGTCGTAGTGGGGTGCCAGATGTAGTTTGTTGTTACCACGGTAAATTTATCGGCATAGAATGTAAGGCTGGTGACAACAAAGCAACTGCGCTCCAACTTAAAGAGCTTGCTGCTATCAGAGAAGCAGAAGGCGTAACCTTTATCATTAACGAAGAGAACGTAGGGGTACTCGACGAGTATCTAAAAAATAATGGAAATGCTGACGATAGATTTCGAGACGTACTACGCTAAGGACTACGGCCTCAACAAGCTCACCACTGAAGAGTACATCCGCGATCCTCGCTTCGAGGTTATCGGTGTGGCTGTCAAAGTCTGGTCGAGCGATGATAGTAATCAAGCTTCGGTCCCACTTTGGTTTTCCGGCAGCAAAAAGCAAATAGCAAAATTCCTATCCCAGTTTGATTGGGACAACTCCATTGCTCTTGCACACAACGCTATGTTTGACATGGCGATCCTCAACTGGCATTTCGACATCCGACCTAAAAAGATTGCTGATACGCTAGCAATGGCACGGGCTATCCATTCCATTGAAGTTGGTGGGAGTCTGGCTGCATTGTCCGAATACTACGAACTGGGTAAGAAAGGCACCGAGGTACACAGTGCTATTGGAAAGAAGCGGCTGGACTTCACAACAGAAGAGCTTAAAGCCTATGGGGGCTACTGCATTCAGGACGTAGAACTTACCTTCAAGTTATTCAACGTGCTAAAGAAAGATTTTCCGAACTTTGAACTGGCCCTGATAGACCTGACAATCCGCATGTTTAGTGAGCCGAAGCTATGCCTAGACTTAGGTGTACTCAACGCGCACCTTGAGGATGTTGTAGGTAAGAAAGAAGCCCTAATGGCGAAAGTCAAACACGACAAGAAACAACTCACAAGTAACCCACAATTTGCCGAACTGTTGCGGGAATATGGCATTGAGCCGCCACTCAAAATAAGCCCCACAACAGGCAAGGAGACTTACGCATTCGCTAAAAGCGATGAAGGTCTTAAAAAACTTCAAGAACACGAGAACCCGGAGGTTCAAGCTATTGTGGCTGCTAGACTAGGGGTAAGGTCTACTATAGAGGAGACACGCACCCAGAGGTTCATTGACATAGCTGGTAGGGGTACACTACCTATCCCGTTACGTTATTACGCGGCCCACACAGGGCGCTGGGGAGGTGACGACAAGATCAATATGCAGAACCTACCCCGTGGATCGCAGCTCAAGAAGGCTATGTGCGCCCCTGCTGGGTACAAGTTTGTGGACTGTGACCTGTCTCAGATAGAGGCACGGACACTGGCGTGGCTGGCCGAGGAGGACGACCTAGTTGAAGCGTTCGACAGAGGAGACGATGTATATAAGATAATGGCCTCCGCTATCTACGATAAGCCTGAAGACCAGATAAACAAAGAAGAAAGGTTCGTTGGTAAGACTACTATACTAGGTGCAGGGTACGGTATGGGTGCTCTTAAGTTTAAGGCCCAGCTTAAAAACTTTGGGGTGGAGCTAGAACAGGAAGAATGTGACCGCATCATAAAGGTATACAGAGAGACATACCCAGAGATACCACGGTTATGGCGGGAAGCAGGAAGGGCACTAAATACTATTATGAAAGACCAGACTGGCTCTTTCGGACGCCCCGATATACTTGAGGTTGAGGGGAATAGCGGTATCCGTCTGCCCAATGGCCTGTATATAAAGTACCCAGAATTGCGAAAAGAGACTGACGAAGAGGGTAAATCGGAGTTATTGTACAAGACCCGGAAGGGTAGAGCGCTTATGGATACTAGAATATATGGAGGGAAAGTAATCGAGAACGTGTGTCAGGCACTGGCACGGATTGTTATCGGTGAACAACTGCTCCGCGTAGCCCAGAAGTACAAAGTCGTAATGACCGTCCACGATGCCATAGGGTGTATTGTCCCAGAGGACGAAGTGGAAGAGGGTATGCGCCTAGTAGAGAAAGTTATGAAGATCAGGCCCAGATGGGCGCCAGACCTGCCTCTCAACTGCGAGGGTGGGTATGGTGATTCCTATGGAGCTTGTTGATGGCCCCAGCGGGCGGTGGGCAGGGTTTTACTATTCCCCCGAAAACACCCGCAGCATACAGCATTGGAACTACTCCCCTTGGTCGAGAATGGTGTGCCAATACCATATCTTGACAGGCGTTCTCTTTCTCTGATGTGTGTATGCCGAGGAAGCCGCGCTAAGGCTAGTCGTGCCCAACCTTGAGAGGGCACGCGTTGAATTGAGGAGCTTATGAAAGTACGAATAGAGTTGGAAGAACAAGACGTAGAAGAAGTCATATTGCTAATCAAACGTCTTACTGACGTTTTAGAAAGAGTAGAAGAATTTATAGAGGAAGAAGACGGAGATGGCGAAAAAAGGGCATAAGGATTTGTACCCAACGATTATTGATATGGCAAAGAAAGGTATGAAGGGTGTTGATATAGCTGCGCAGCTAGGGCTAAGTCCTAACAGCGTAAGAACAATACTCTTTAATCACGGGGTTAAATTAAAGACCCCGATAGGCAGACCGATGGTAGATAACCCTGTCCGTAACAGGTTCAGAGTACCGAAGGTACACAAAGGACCGGATAAGGTGCTGCCAGACCCGTTTAGGATAAGACCATGATAACTCCCGCGTTAATATGTATAGCTACTGCAATTTACTTTGAGGCTAGGGGTGAACCCGGCGATGGGCAGATTGCCGTAGCACAAGTTATACACAATAGAGTCGAAGACCCGCGCTATCCAGACAATGCGTGCGATGTAGTTAAGCAAGGTTATTACTTAAACAATAACCCAGTGAGAGACAAGTGCCAGTTTAGTTTTTGGTGTGACGGTAAATCCGACAGCCCGAGAAATACTAGTGCTTGGTATGATGCTTTATACCTCGCATACATAAGTAGCCGTATACCTGACCGAACAAAAGGGGCTACTCACTACCATACTACTGAAGTGTACCCAGAGTGGGCTTACACTGGCGAAGTTACGGCTAAGATAAACAAACATGTGTTCTACACGGGTGTTAGGTAAAGATGTACAAGAGCCTTGACCAACAATGCAAGTGCGGCCAGAAGATGCTTGAAGTGCTTGGGTATGTCGAAAAACAAAACGGCGATAGGCATCCACAAGCATATCGAAAAGGTTGGTACTGCCCGTGGTGCAAGAGTTGGGAAGACGCAATTCTTAGAGAGAAAATAGTAGAGGAAAAATAAATGTACGAATACAAAGCAACAATAATTAGAGTCGTCGATGGAGATACAGTAGATGTTGATATTGATCTTGGTTTTGATTGTTGGGTTCGTAATCAGCGTATCCGTCTTTTCGGCATCGATACTCCAGAGTGCCGCACTAGAGATAAACAGGAGAAAGCACATGGATTACTCGCAAAAGCCTACGTCCAAAAGGCTCTCAAGCTGGGAGGAGTTTATGCGCTCCGAACAAAAGAGAAGGGAAAGTTTGGAAGGTACTTGGGTGAAATCAAAATTTGGCGAACGACCATTAATAAACTACTCATTAAAGAAAAGCTGGCTGTCGCGTACACCGGCCAGAATAAAAAAGACATAGCTGCTGCACAAGAAGCTAACCGTTTAGCATTAGTAAAAGAGGGGAAACTGTAATGAATAAAGAAGAGTACGTAATGCAAGTAGGTGCGCTAACTTGGGATGAAGATACGCACCAAGGAACAGTAATGCTGGCACCGGGCTTCCTTGAAGAACCTCCTACGATACAACTGACTATGCTAGCAGAATGGAGAGACGCTGTTGAAAGTCTGTACATCGAATACTTAGACACCTACCAAAAGAAACACTAAGGAAACTTATGACAGCTTGGTCTTACAGCAAGGTTAATACCTTTAAGCAATGCCCCAAGAAATACTACCACCTAAACGTCAAAAAGGACGTGAAGGATAGGGGCAACGCAGCTACTGCGTATGGCAGTAAAGTACATAGTGCTGCTGAAAAATATATAAGGGACAACAAGCCACTACCTAAAGAATACAGCTTTATTAAACCTACGCTCGATGCCTTCAATCGAATAGAAGGCGAGAAGCACTGCGAGATTAGGCTTGGTGTGGCGAAAGACGGTGATGAGTTTAGCCCATTAGGTTTTTGGGACAAGAACGTCTGGTACCGAGGTATAGCTGATTTACTAATAGTCAACGGAGAGAAAGCTTATTTGGTTGACTACAAGACAAGTAAGACCGCGAACTATGCGGATACTCAGCAACTAGACCTACTTGCAGGGGCTGTGTTTATAAACTACCCCGAGGTTAAAAAGATTAAATCTGCATTGTCATTCGTTGTGTGTGATGGCTTTGTAACGAAGGAGCACACCGCAGATATGTACAAATCATACATAGGTGTGTTCGATGAGGCGCTTGAGCGTATTGAAGTAGCAGGTAACGAAGGTGTATGGAACCCGATAGACGGGCCACTGTGTCGATTCTGTCCGGTGACTAGCTGCGAGCATAACAGGAGATAATATGTCAGGTTATAAAAATAGTGAAGACGACTTAATGGGAATACCCGAAGTACCGGCAGGAGGTGTTGATTGTGCTTACCCTAACTGTAGGAAAGGCAAAGTAACGGGAGAGACACCCTATGTATCGTGGCACGGTGCTTTAGATTTAGAACATTTGTACACAACTCTCCCTGCTGTAGTAAAACTAGCTATCCAAGAAAACAAAGATGCCTACATGGAAAAGTACAATACAGTAACGTGGTTGTATTTTACTCACGCTGAGTGTGCCGCAGAGTGGGGTATGCACATGATAAAGGACGCGATGAAAGCTAAAGACGATGTTGGGCGTAAACTAAGTGATCGTATGGTTTACGAAAATAGGAGATAGAAATGCCAACCAAGAAACGCAACTACAAGAAAGAATATGAGAACTACCAAGGTACTGAAGAGCAAAAGAAGAAACGTGCTAAACGCAACGCTGCTCGACGCAAGGCTGAGAAAGAGGGCAAGGTTAAGAAAGGTGATGGCAAGGATGTAGCCCACAAGAAAGCTATGGATAAAGGCGGAAAGAACTCTGATGGTACTAGAGTAGAGAGTAAATCTAAGAACCGCTCCTTTAAACGGGACTCTAAGGGTAATCTAGTATCCGAAACCAGTAAGCGAGAACGTAAGAAAAAGTAGGGTGTAATTTATGCAAGCTATGACGAAAGCGATAAAAGACAAAGTAAAGTATTATTTACAAAAAGTTTTCAATTACTTCAACAAGCCTGAATTAAAAGCAACCCGTCCCACAAGACGACGTAAAAAATATACAAAGGGCCGAGGTAAAACAATAAAACAAACTCTTAGCAACTTAGACAAAAACTTTAAAGAAATGTCCCGTGCTACAGGTAAGGGGTCATGGGATAACAAAACAAACACTAACGCTCTTAAAAAACTTGGCGTCTTTGTAGCTCCTGCTCCAATGCTTCCAGAAGACCTCTTAAAGAACCAAGTAGAAGTGCCAGAAAAATTTCCGGGGATAATGTTTGTTGCTACAAATATGTTTTTTCCCATTGACGACGACAAAGTATTCCCTAATTTTTTCTACGCTGTGAAATACGAAAGTTCTCCTTTCTACGTAGAACCTACAAAAAATGTTGTTTACAAAATAGGGCTGAGCATACCCCTTAATGGTAAAACAACTAAAGACGAAGACGATAAAAATCACTGGTTATATTTTTATGTAGCAGTAAATCCAAAAGGGGAAGTAAAAACTCTGCGTTGGGTCACAAATAAAGAAGTAGTAGTACCCCACAAGAATGGGAGAAAAACATCTTTTATCCGAAAAACTTGGCAACACCCTAATGTATTTGACAAAGACTGTATGTTAATTAAAGACACTGACAAAGAAACGGCCCACGTAGGTATTTTTTGCGCGTGTTTTAACTTTTGGAATAATCGTGACAAGATGTGGACAGTGCAAGCAACAAAGAATGATTTACGTATGAATTTTTGTATAGATACAAAAGATACAAAACACTACTTCAAAGACAGGGAATACGTTACTACGTTTAATGGAAACAGAAGAAAAATAATACATTTCGTAGAAGAGCACACGCGCTTTACTCCGAAAGGCAAGGTTGTAGTAAGAGAGCATATACGAGGGGAACGCAAATTTATTTGGAACGGTTACCAATGCAACGTAAAAGCCCCCAAGTTTAATAACATTACTGATATGCGTAAATTTGACGTTGCTTCAATAGAAATGGAAGACAACGATCCTATGGTAAAAAGCTCAATGGATATGGGAGGCTTAGCCCGCGAGATAGTCCCCTACCTCGATAAAGAACAGCCTAACATATACGAAAAGAGAGCGACATCTAAGTGAAAATAGTCAACGATAGAGCCATCGTGCTCAAGACAAAGCGCCCCCACCTTATTACGGAGAGAGTAAAAAACTACAAGGTGCTCACGGAAGAGAAGGGCGTATATAAGATAGCTATACCGTGGGGGCTACACGAGTCTCAAGTATTGGCCGGATTGAAGGTAAAGGAAGTACCTTCTCCTATGGCACGGGACTATGAGTACACCGGTAGGTATGAACCGTTCGACCACCAGAAAGAAACAGCGTCTTTCCTAACACTGCACAAGAAAGGTTTTTGTTTTAACGAGCAAGGCACCGGAAAGACTGCATCTGTGATATGGGCGGTTGACTACCTGATGCAACAGGGTCTGATAAACCGTGTGTTGGTTATCTGCCCTCTGTCTATTATGAAATCAGCATGGCAGGAAGACTTGTTTAAGTTTGCCATGCACCGTACTTGCTCCGTAGCGCACGGGACTTCGGCGCAGCGCAAGAAAATACTCAACGCTGGCTCTGAGTTTGTCATCATAAACTTTGATGGTGTGGCTGTGGTCAAAGACGAGATTATGAAAGGGGGCTTTGACATGATAGTTGTTGACGAAGCCAACGCCTACAAGAACGCACAAACAAACCGCTGGAAAACTTTACGCGACATAACTGCAAACGTGCCGTGGCTTTGGATGCTTACTGGTACCCCCGCAGCACAGTCCCCCGTTGATGCGTTTGGTTTAGCCAAGCTAATTAACCCGAAGGGCGCACCTAAATACTTTGGGCAGTTTAGAGACAAAGTGATGCACAAAGTCTCACAGTATACGTGGCGACCCAAGCCCGATGCGGATAAGACGGTGCATGAAGTATTACAACCCGCGATTAGGTTTGAGAAAGATCAGTGTCTTGACCTCCCTGCTGTTACTTACGTAGACAGAGACGCACCACTAACGAAACAACAAGCGTCTTATTACAAGCTGTTGAAAGACCGCATGATTATGGAAGCGGATGGAGAGCAAGTTACTTCCGTCAATGCAGCCACTAACTTAAACAAGCTGCTGCAAATCTCTGGTGGGGCTGTGTACTCCGACGATAAGGAAGTTATAGAGTTTGACGTAAGCAGTCGGTTGAAAGTAATTAAAGAAGCTATTGATGAGTCTTCTAACAAAGTGCTGGTGTTTGTACCGTTTACTCACACCATAGAACTACTAAAAGAATTTCTTACCAAGAACAGCGTAGCGTGTGAAATTATTTCAGGTAAAGTCTCTGTAAATAAACGCAGTAGAATAATTAAAGACTTCCAAGAAACAAACAAAATACAGGTGCTTATCATCCAGCCACAGGCAGCGTCACATGGATTGACCTTAACTGCGGCTAACACAATTATTTGGTACGCTCCTGTTACTAGCGTAGAGACATACTTACAAGCCAACGCACGCATCGACAGACCGGGACAACACAACCCGATGACGATAATCCACATACGCGGCAGTGAAGTAGAGACACGCCTATACAACATGTTGCGGTCTAAAGTTGATCACCACCACAAGATAATCGACTTATATAAACAAGAAATAAATACTTGACACTGTAAAGCGTAAGAGTACACTACTCCTCCCCACCAAAAAGGAGGAGCGATGAAAGACACACCTGACAAACTAGCCACCATCTACATCAAGATGCGTGAAGCTATACAAGAGAAAGAAGAAGAGATAAAGAAAATAAAAGCACAACAAGAGAAAGTAACTCAAGAGATGCTGACTCTGTGCGAAGAACAAAACATTGATAGCTTGAGAACACCAGCCGGTACTATTTCACGTCGTGTGCGTACTAGTTACTGGCCGAGCGACTGGGATAAGATGCACGAATTCATAAAAGAGAATAGCGCGTTTCATCTACTTGAGAAGCGCGTGCATACCTCTAACATGAAAGAGTTCCTAGAAGCTAACCCTGATGTAGCACCTCCGGGTCTACAGACAAACCGTAAGTACACTATCTCTGTACTTAAACCACGCAAGAAGTGAATAGACTTCAAGTACAGGACGGGTGCTTTGTGCACCCGGATACCTACGAGCCGCTGCGCTCTGTAGAAGTTGTAATAGCAGACAGCGGAACGCTATCAAGAAATTACTACGAAGATAACAAGCTTACTTGTTGGTCTTTCGACTGTGACTTTCCAGACGAAGCGGTGTCTAACAAACAAGCTAGTCGCTGTCTTGATTGCACCCAGAGCATAAAAACTGGACGAAACTCAGGAGGAGCACCTTGTAAGTTCTTTACTAATATTAAGGTAGCTTTCTTAGGACAGAACTCTCTTTACGAAATCAGACTTAGTGCATTAAGTTTGTTTTCCAGAGACGACAACAGGATGAATCTATATAAGTACATAGAACATCTTGAACGCAACCGAGAGCACGTCGGTAATGTGCTAACCGAAATATATTTTGTAGAACACCGTGATTTTTACAAGATGTATTTCAAACCGGTTCGACCTCTAGCAGAGGAAGAACTTGCAGATATAAAGCAGCTTGAGAAAGCTGATCAATCAAACCCTTTTAAGGAGCAATATATGGCTAGTAAGTCACAAATAATTAGAGGCGTAACTGCACTCTACCCTCGTATCAACCAGCCTTACCACTGGAGCGACAAGCAGAACAGAAGTGTTCCGTGCGATGCGACAGAAGATGGGGCGTCTTACGATCTAAACTTTGGCATGAGCAAAGCGCAAGCTAAAGAACTGTACAGCCTGATGAACGAAGCGTACAAAGCTGCGCGTGAAGACTCTTGGCCTAAGAAGCTAGAGATGCGTTTTAAGGAGCAAGATGACGGAACTTACGTCGGTAAGGCCAGTCTTAAAGCTGCATACAACGGCAACCCTACTTCAATCCCAGACCAGTTTGATTCAAAGAACAAGAAGCTGGACAGTGATTTTATGCTCACTACTGGTAGTACAGTAAACGTAGCCGTTGAGTTATTCCCTTACAAAATAAACGGCGGTGGCGTAGCCCTAAGACTACGAGGCGTGCAGGTTAAGAAGTACGTGCCTTACAAGCCAGCATCCCCGTTTGATGAAGAGGATGGTTTCAGCGCAGACGAAGAGTCTGGTAGCCCCTTTGCGTCAGATGACTCAGATGGTGGGTTTGAAGCAGAGGACACCCCAAAGGCTAAACCCGAAGCTGATCCGTTCGACGACGAAGAAGTCAAAGAACCTGTCAAGCGTAAAAAGAAGAACGACATTTCTGACGACGATGACGATGATATAGAAGACATTATTTCTTCATGGGGCGATGACGACTAATGAGCTACGGCTACTCGACACATCTCGATAGTCTGAATCAAGAAGCTGACCAATCCCTGCTGGGGGTCCGCCTTGGCCGCACGTGCATTGACGCTAATGTACCTGTTGCCGAGGTAGCCTCTCAGCTAGGGGTTACCAGACAGACTGTCTATAACTGGTTCACGGGCGTCCATGAGCCTAAACAAGAACTGCTAGAACTAATAGAAGCGATAATAGCTGAGTTTAGATAATGCAAACATTCGATCTCATAGATTACGTCGTCCCTAAAGGCGGCATATACAATGTGGTCGGCATGAAAGACGGTAGGCTTATGCCAAAGTTTACCGATAGTTTAGAAGTAGCATACGAAATAGCTGACGGGTTTTCCGAGCAAGCTATGGATGTCTACTTTGCTCTGGGTAAGCTAAAAGAAAAAGGTAGCCGGAAGGTAGAAAATGTAGAGTCTCTTGGAGCTATTTGGCTTGATATAGACTGCGGTGGAGACAAAGCAGAAGAGATAGAACCCTCTACAGGATTACCGAAAGGTTACGCCAGCCAGAAAGAAGGACTAGAAGCTCTTAAAGAGTTTTGCAATACAGTCGATCTGCCTGAACCAGTAATTGTAAATTCAGGTTATGGCTTGCATGTGTATTGGGGGTTCACAGAAGAAATACCCACCGAGAAATGGCTACCTATTGCCAAGAGACTAGAGCAAGTATGTATTACTCAGAAATTTTATGCTGATCCGAACGTGTTCGACGCTGCGCGTATACTGCGAGTGCCGGGCACCTACAACCAAAAGAAGGATACTCCTAAGCTAGTAAAGGTAGTAAACCCTGTAACCGCAAGGTACGCACCTAACGCTATACGTGAGCTGCTTGGAGTAGACCCCGATGAAGTTGTTACGGTTAAGAAGAAAAGCAGCCAACCTATATTGGACCCGCTGCAAAAGCTCCTTGATGAAAACAAAGACTACAAGTTTTCTAAAATAATAGGACGGCAAGACCCGTGCCTACAGCTCAAGGATAGTCTGCTAAACCGCAAAACTCTGTCGGAACCTCGTTGGTTTAACGCACTGTCTGTCGCTAAGTTTTGCGTAGACGGTAGCAAAGCTATACACACCGTGTCCCACGGCCATCCTGACTACGATTTTGGCGCAGTTGAAAGAAAGATCGCGGGTATCAAGGGACCACACTCTTGTGAGGAGTTTGAAAAGAACAACCCCGGTGGTTGTAAGCACTGCCCACACAAGAAAAGCAAAGAAGTAAAAGGCCCGTATAGCTTAGGTAAAGTTATAAAGAAAGCCTCCAGCAGCCCTATAAATAAGTTTGAACCTTATTTTAGAGGTAAAAATGGGGGCGTGTATTTAATGAAGGAAGAAGACGCAGTGCTTGTATACGAGCACGACTTCTATTTAAAGAAGCAAATGTGGGACGACCAAGAAGGGTTTGTGTCCGTGTTTGTTTTTCATTCTCCGCACGATGGTGTGCGTGAGTTCAAGATACCTAATGAATGTTTAGAACGTAGACTGTTACTTAAGACTCTTGCACATAATGGAGTAGTAGCAGGCGCCAGCAACTCGGCGGCTTTGATTGAATACGTTACTAGAACTATTCAGATACTACAGACAAAAGAAAAGGCAGAAATAATGAGATTACAATTTGGATGGGCTGATAACGATACGAAGTTTATTGTCGGAGAACGAGAGATTACTGTGGATGGGGTGTATCACTCCCCTGCGTCTTCTGTAACTAAAGCTTATGTACCCTACTTTGAACCAAGAGGCACCTTAGAAAAGTGGCAAGAAGTATTTAACTTGTATAACAAGGAGGGTATGGAGATACAAGCGTTTGCCGCACTCTCTGGCTTTGGTTCTCCTCTGTTGCAACTAACCGGACAGAAAGGTGCAATCATAAACTTAGTACATAAGAACGCAGGTACGGGTAAGACAACCATACTGCGGATGGCAAACAGTATATGTGGCGATCCTGAACAGCTCTTGGGTAACCCTAAAGACACAGCCGTAGCACGTGTCAACAAGCTGGGCATACTAAACAACGTAGTAAACACTATGGATGAGCTTAGTAATATGGAGTCTGGCTCCCTTAGTGATTTTGCCTACGAAGTATCACAAGGCAAAGGTAAAGATAAAGGCACCGCTACAGCTAACGCTAACCGTAAGAACGACACTACATGGCGTAACATGACGCTCTCCTCGTCTAACTCTTCTTTTTACCAAAAGCTATTTGCAGACAAAAGCCTACCTGATGGTGAGCTTATGCGAATCATGGAGTTCTATGTAGACTACGTTGACCAAGAGACTATCTCTACAACGTACGGCAAAGAGATGTTTGACCACCAGCTAAACGCTAATTTTGGTCACGCCATTGTACCTTTCATGCAACACGTGCTTGCTAATCCAGAAGGTGTAAAGAAAGACGTACTTAAAATACAGGCTAAGATAGACAAAGAAATGCGTCTTACTTCACGTGAAAGAAATTGGTCTGCCCTTATAGCTGCTAATATAGCCGCAGGAATAATTGCGTGCAAACTAGGGTTAATAAAGTTTGACATGGGGCGCATCTACAGGAAAGCATCTCGGACCATAATTCAACTGAGGAAAGATACTGTAGCTCCGGTGGACAGTTATGTGTCTATACTTGGTTCGTTTATAAACAACAACCTCAATAATCTGCTTGACGTTGACGATGGCGTAGACCAGCGCACTTCAAAACCTAAAGCACCTAGACTAGAACCTAAGTACGGTAGGCTTGTTATGCGGCACGAGGGTGACACCCAGCGGCTTTTTATCCCGGTTAAAGACATACGCAACGAATTGAACAAGGACAGCACAGACTACAACTCATTTATTGAAGACCTTAAGAAGCGTGGGATGTACTTGGATACTGTGAATAAGCGCATGTCTAAAGGCATGGCTATATCGTCACCTGCTCAACGGTGCGCTATGTTCGATGCGTCTCACCCTGAGTTTTTTGATATGTCTAAATTGGTAGAAAAAGCTAAAGAAAATGCAGATAGAGAAGGTGGATTACCAGATCAACTGGAAGAAGTTTAAACGCGGCTGGTCGTTCTTTATACCCTGCCTTAAGCCTGTCTCAGCCAAGCAAGTTTTACTGGCTGAGACTAAACGGCTCAAATATAAAGTAGCTACTAAAGTAACTATAGAAGACGGAGTGCGGGGCATCCGTATATGGAGGGTTTAGACCACGGCAAACTCACGGACGAAGGGGTTGTCTAGTTTCGCGTTAAACTTCAACCCCGCTACCATCTTATCTACGTAAGATTGCCGTGAGCGGAAAGAACGCTCCAGTGTGTCTGGTCCTACGAGTTCAGGATACAGTTGAGCAAAATCTGCAAATTCTTTTATGGCTGTATTAGTAACCTTAGTGTCTCCACTGGTTATACCCACAAAATATTTCTTCAGTATCTTTTGTTTTCTTGCTTGCACCTTCGATTCGTAGTTTAGAGCAGCGGCTCTGTTTTCGTACAAACTAGATAAGTCAGCAGGAGTAAAACCTATACTTTGCAGTAGTAAGTTATAGGCATTGATGTCTGTATCAATAGGAGAGCCATCTACGGTTCTAGCGCCCTCCTCTATAAACCTGCCTGTCTTCAAAATATTACGTAACGCGCTAGGTGATATGGCCTCAAAGAAACGCCCATACTCCCCTGCCTCTAAGAATTTCCCTGCATTTCTTTCTATACCTAGGGCATAACTACCCACCGGCCCCATAGCTTGCATCAATGCGGTCATAACATAACCGTTCTGCTCTATACTATAAGGGTCTTCTCTAAACAACATACCGTTGGCAAGACCAACTCGGTTAGATATTTCTAGGTTAGTCAGGTAGTTAAGTGGGCCTTTGAATATAAACTCGTTAGTGAACAACCGCATTTCTTCTTTAGCATTAAACGGTTCGTCTTCATCACCAATGACCGCGTTTATTATGTTCGCAAATGTAGCCGCAGCGCCAAAGAACGGTAGTCCGTTTATACCCGCCAATCCTGCACTCATGCCGTAGATGCCTATTACTTGCCTACGCGCCATTGCACGTATCTCTGCATCGGAATCAGCCTCCACACCTAATGGCTTAAACATACCAGCTTGTTGCATAGCCAGAGCAGTTACAGTGGCACTATTCCAAATGAATGTTTTGAACGTACCCATCACACGCCCAAGCGAGTTTTGCATTATGCTTGGCCCTTCGGCTGCCATGCCTGAAGTGTTGACGTTCATCACAGTGTCAAGAGCATACTTCAACGCAGCTTGCTCTTGCGTCATGTTCTTATATTGCTTACCGGGCGGACGTTTCTGCATTGCTAATTCGTAAGCAGCTATAGCCGATACTGACCTGCTGTACATTTCTGCTTCGGTGAAAGGCACGCTAGCAAGGTTCATTAGCTTTGCGGAAGTAGAGTCAAAGTCCTGAGTGCTTTGTTTGGCTCCGTCTAGTATCTCTCGCTGCACTGTGTGAGTACGCTGCGAGTAGTTGTCTAACTCCTGCGCTAGTTTTACGTAGCGAGGATCAGTTATCCAACCATCTTCACCCCGTGCCATAGCTGTTTTCATAGCCTTCAACACAGCGGAGTTAGCTTTAGCGAAACCAAAAGGGCCGCTCAACAATGGCAAAGCTAGTAGAGGTACAGCACTTAAGTTAACTATAGCCGCAGAGATATTACCCGTTAGGAAAAGGTTGTAAGCACCTGTAGCAAAGAAAGAGGTTAGTGTGTTGTAGTTGGGGTTACGAATAAAAGCGCCCCTTGTTTCTACTATTTCTCTACGTACAGCGTTTTCTAGCCCAGTAGAAGGCACGCTAGCTATTTCTTGTAGTAGTCTGTCAATATCTGGCAGTGTTTCTAAAGTGCTTAATTTACGAGTCCACCTAATCATAGTGTCGCCATATACTTGCACTAAATCTGTTGACGCACCGGGAGTTTTCTTTCTCTTCCTAAACCGCTGCATTATAGATTGCTCTGGGTAGAAAGAGAGATAGGCATCTTGTACTTGGTCTTTTAAACCCTTGGTAGGCATGCCCGCCATGAGTTTTGCTACAAAAGAAGAAGGTGGAAAGTCTCCGCTGGTTGCTTCCTGTATTTTATTAAACGGTCTGACATTGCTTATTCTGTTTCTATTCTCTTCAATAAATGCAGTGCGCTCATCAGCATTTACAAAAGCATCTACATATCTTTCACCGCTAGGTGTGTCGTATTCTAAGTAAAAATTGCCAAACCTTTGCGCGGGTACATACCCTATAAGCGGCTTGTTTTTCTCGAACTCTTTCTCTAAATCTTTTCTGGTTGCCTCATTCTCTGCATTGTCTAGTACAAACTTCCTATACTCTTCGTAGGAGTCTCTGTACTGTTTACGTATTGATGCGTACATGTCACGCACACGTTTATCTAGGCGATTAAACTTAGTCATAAGCGCGTTAAATCTTGCTTTACGTTCGGGGTTGAGTTTGTTTGCGTCGAATTCCGGATCAACACCAACTGCGTCAAACTCCTCAAAAGCAAAATCTATGGCAAGCTCGCCCATTTCGTTTGCTTGCTCTGGAAGTTCTTTTACTAATCTTTCGTACTCTCTGTAATTTTCTAGTACGCCTTTTACCCTTCTGTCTTCTGCACCGCGTCGTCTTAGTATGGCTTTTTGCAATAACTCTATTTGAGGTATTTTATCCCCGACCATCTTTACAAAATCTTGCAGACGCAGAACGCGCATGGCATTTCTAGCTATAGGCTGACCGCCTTCTGAATCAAAAATACTCCTAATGGCGCTGAATAATCTATTTCTTTTCTTACCAATAAAATCTGCGCCGCTAGTAGCTAGTTCGCTCATAGCATCCACACTCATCTTAGGAGTGCCTAGGAACAGCTTATCAACTAGCGTAGGCTCTACATCCTGTGATACATCTAGTATCTGGTCTATAAAATCTAAACCTTTATTATAAGCAGTCTCACCTTTACGAAACCCAAAGAATCTAGCAATGGCGTCCATAATGTTCTGCCACATGCTTTGGCTTTTCGGTGCTTTGATTTGTTTTAGGTAAGCTTGAAACTCTGGATTACCAACAAGCTCGGCGGCAAACTCTTGTAAGTCTTGGCCCCCATAGAATCCATCAATATTCGTATGAATTTCAGTATAGAAATCAAAAAACTGTTTGGTAAGCGGATTGTTCCTGTCATTCAAAATCTGTGATATGGCAGCGTGTACCGTCTCGTGCAAAAAAGTGTGCTCCTTCAACCCTGTCCCGGGGTCGAGCGTTATGGTGTTTGTAACAGGATCATAAGAACCGCTTGTACCTGTTTCCGTAGGAGCAACAACTAGTTTTGTAGTTAAACCAAGCCCACTAATCTTACGCAACACGCGTTTTATT